CCATGATAGAATGATGGACTGGAGAGATAAACTTGTTGGTTTCACAAAGGAACATAAGGATGTTGTCAAAATCATAGGTGGAACGACATTGGTTGGTATGTTTGTGAAGAAATGGATGTCGTCACAAGTAGAAAGCACTCTCAAAACTGTTAGTGAAGCTGCTTCGACATCGCTCATACACAAGAATTTATGGGACTACGACCCTAAATCCATAACCCGAACGTCGGCTAGTTCAAATCTGGACGATTTTAAGTATACACTCGATAAGAACTTGTTTCATATAGAAGTTATTAATACTGATAGAAGTATTGATAGTGCTATAGCGTTACATGTTCAGAATGGAATATTTATCACCGTTTCGCATCTGGTTAACCGTAAACATCAAGTTGCTAGGTTAAAGAAATTGCAGACGTTGACTTCTAATTGCCGAGAGATTGATGTTACTTTATCATTACTTAATCATCAGAAGCTGAAAGATCTGGATTGTATTATCTTTCGAGTAACAGGCAAGCTGTTCAGTAGTGGATTATTGGACTATTTCTCTTTAAAGACACCTATTAGGTCTAATGAATATATGTATTATTTCTCCCAATTGTCATCCAATAAGCTTCCATCCACAGGTAAGTGGGGATATACAGATTATTTGACAATTTCTACCGACATTATGTTAGTCAACACGCATTCAAAGACGAAGGAGTTCCCCGCCCAAAATTTAGGTATGATGGTTGACGGAACTGAAGTTTTTAATGGTCAATGTGGTTCACCTATTATTAGGGTTGTTAATAATCACCCTGCAGTAACAGGTATTCTCTTTGCTAAGAGAGATGATAACACGTCAGCTATATGTCCGTTAACGAAGAGTGATTTGGAAAATATGATCATTAAATATTTCGATGGTGTTCATACTAAGAAACAGGAGAGTTTCATAGAGGTTTCCAGTAGATATAAGGTCGGTCCTAATTGTGGTCCATTAAGTGATAAGTCCATCCTTAGATATTTACCTAATGATGCCAACTTCACTGCAATAGGATCTCTAGGGAAGAGACACAGTACAATGTCATCTAGCGTCTATAAGTGCACTATATGGGAGGATTTGATTGAGACATTCTCCACCGAGTGTGGCATAGATAACCCCTATAAGACTCATTGTATTCCTACGTTTGAGAAGCCCATGATTGATGGAAAGTCTGATAGCACGCGCCCCCATTACGTTAGTTTGTGCCAGATTACACAAAGGAAAGCTGTTATACCTCTTCAACCGTTGATTGTTGCTGTGCATGATTATCTTAATTTTGAGTTGTCATCCAA